CCGGTGCGCCCTGGATCTGACGGCAACGCGATCTCCCGGTGTCTCGCGGGCACGGGGCCCGACCTCATGGAGCCTCAACGGCAAGGAGTCGGGGGTCTACGACCTCGTCGGGAACGCCTGGGAGTGGGTCGACATGCTCATCGGGACCACGGACCACACGATCGACGCCGAGTATCCGGGCGCGGGTCTCGTGCTGCCGACCGCAAACGGCAACATCGCGACACTCTACGCCCCAACGAAGGACGGCAACCGGTCCCTCGCGGCAGACGCGTTCTCTCCGGCAACGGTTGGCTCTGCAAAAGCAGAGTACGACAACGATTACTACTGGCAGGCAACCGGTCAGCGTGCTGCGCTGCGGGGCGGGAGTTGGGGCGATGGCGCGCGCTCTGGGCTGTTCTGCCTGAACGCGGGCGGCGCCCCGTCCGACGCGGGCTGCCGCATCGGCTGCCGCGGAGTCTGTTGATCTGGAAATCTGGCGATCTACATGGTACAACAGCACGAGCGTCTGAAAATCTGGCAGAAATCGTACGACCTGGCGAAGGATCTGATGCAGGTGACTGAACGATTCCCGCGCCCGCAACAGCGGGACGGGTTAGCGAGCGAAATCCGGCCAGACAGCACTCAGCCTGATCCGGACCGTCATGCTCGCCAACTCCGTGCAGGGAACCGCGGTCAACCAGGATCTCGACCAGGAGATCGATTACCTCCAGGTGATCGTGCGCCTGGCGAGAGACCTCAGATACATCAGTATCGGACAATACGAGGTGGTTGCGAAGAAATCGTTGAACTGGGGAAGATGAACGGCGGGTGGATGAAGGTGAAGCAGGCTTAGTCTCCTGCTTCGCCCGACACTACGGGCCGGGTGAGAGGAAGCCGTATAAAAAACGTGCTGCGATACGGGGCGGGAATTGGAACAATGGCGCGAACTATGGACTGTTCTGCCTGAACGTGAACAACGCCCCGTCCAACGCGAACAACAACATCGGCTTCCGCGGAATACCGTTCGAGGATGGTATGCGCGACCACGGTTGCGGAAGAAACATCAGATCAACAGTACATCACCCGGATAACTCGTCGCTCGATGAGCGGAATACAAAACAGGCTCCGGAGAGATAGTAGGCGCGTTCCGAACCCTCTCCGTCCACATCGGCAGCATATGAAGACCTACACCGAACGACACCCATTCCTCCGGGTCGCATTCGACCCGGTCGAGGTGACTGAATGACTAGAAAACAGATTATGCGAGTCCACACGGCCGTCGGGGCCGAGGAGTTCGACGCCGACCGCCTCCTGGTACAGAACGACGAATACGTATTCCTCAACGGGAACGAGGAGATCCGGCGGGTCAAGATCGCAGATATCGTGATGCGACTGACCCGGAGACCGGGGAGGAGATCGGCGGCATCGAGACGGTCTACAGCCGGAGTTAAGATCATGGCCAGACCAAGCGTGAAGGTGGCGTATGTCAACGGCGACCAGACGCTGATCGCGAACCTGGAGGTCTATAAGGACCGGATGACGGACGCGGTCGCGGACGGTATGCGGAAGTTCGGCGGCCGGGTGGAAGGCGAGTCACCCGCCGGTGCCCCGTCGAGACCGGGGAACTCCGGTCCCGGTCTTCAACGAGGGGCCGCTCCGGGACGGCGACACCTACGTGCAGGTGGTCGGCTACGAGAAGTTCGGCGCACCTGGGAGAAGGGGAAGGCATATGCCGTCCCGGTCCATGAACGGCTCGGTGTCCGCCACCCCGTTGGGGAAGCGAAGTTCTTGGAGAACGCCGTAAATCACCTCTCCGGAGAATACGCGAAGTATCTCCAGAAACTCCTCGGGCAGGTGAAACCGTGAGCGTCGGCGACGACTTCGTGCAGTACCTGACCGAGCTCGGGATTGGCACACCTGGCATCAACCTGTGGCTCGGCACAGCCCCCGACAGGGCGGCCGCGATCACCGTCGTCGAGACCGGCGGTCCGGCTCCGTATCATGACTACGGACCGGGAGAGGTGATCGACCACCCTCGGTGCAGATCCTCGTCCGCAACCCGGCCTACCTACTCGCCCGCGACAAGGCGACCAGATCCGGGACGCATTCGACGGCTCGCGAACTGGCCGATCAACGGCACCCGCTACCTCTCCGTCACGGCGATGAGTGATCCGGCCTACCTCGGAAGCCGCCACGAGCCAGGGGAGACGCATGAGTTCAGCCTGAACTTCGCCACGATGCGCGAGCGGGCGGCACCGGTCATCGGCCTGTGCGGCGCCTACTATGACCTATCGAAATGGCACGAACCATGATTGGCAAAGGATCCATCCTCTACGACGTGACCGCCGGCGTCACCATCGCCCCGGTCTCCGCGATCGCCGGCTCGACCTCGAACGCACCGAGATCGAGACCACGACGCACGGACCGCGGAACGCCGACGCACCGGTCGGCCTGAAACGGACGCCCCGGTCACCGTCCGCCTGAACTACCGGGAGAACGACGAACCGGTGGTCCGATGCTCGACCGCTACGAATCGGCGAGTCCGCGGAATATGCTCTGATCTTCCCGGACCACTCGACATACGTGTTCGAGGCGTTTGTCTCCGCTCTCGGGCAGGAGACGCCCCGGGACGGACTGATCCATCGGTCGTTCCGGTTCTTACCGACCGGAGTGACCGAACCGCGCCTATCTGCGATCGCCTTCTGCGGCGACTACTACGATTACTCGCAGTGGTCCGCCCCCGGCGATGACTACCCGACAGCACCGACCGGGTCATGCCCGGTGCAGTTTGACATCAACAAGTGGTATACATGACGACCTATATCGGCAAGACAACGACTATCGCAGACTCCGTCGGCGCCATCGCCAACGTGGACGCGATCGGTGACCTCTCGCTCACCGCAGATGAGATCGAAGACACCGTCTACGGCGCCGGCGGGTGGAAGACCTTCGTGCAGGGCCTCAAGGACGCCGGCACGTTTTGACCTGACCGTGAACTACGACGAGGACACGAGCGGGAACACCCGGCTGACGCAGGCGTTTGTCAGCGGGGGCTCGGCGCAGTACACGATCACGTTCCCGGACTCCTCGACGCTCACCTTCACGGCGTTTGTGTCCGGGATCGGGATCGCTGTCCCCAAGGACGAAAAAGTGCAGCGGACGTTCACCCTGCGGATCGACGGCAAGACTCCGCCCGTGTTCAGTGAGGCGTCCTCAACATGATCCCAAACGTGACCCGGGAGATCGGAGGGGTGAACTACACCCTCCGCTTCTCCGCCGGGACCTCGATCGCGATCGAGCGGGAGTTCGAGACGAAGATCACCGATCTCCCGAAGATGCTCGGCGACGACCCGAACGTCACCATGACAGCGAGGCTCGTCAAACTCTGCATGCGGAAAGACGGCAAGATGTTGACGGACGCGGAGTTTGAGACCGTCCTCGACAACATCACCATCGAAGAACTCGCGGAACTCCTGAACGACGCGATGCAGTCGGCCTCGACGAAGAAACCCGCGGGCGATACGGGAAACTGAAACCGTTCTCCGGGTGGATGCACGAGTACCTCGACCTTGCCGCGGAAACCGGGTACTTCGATGATCCCCGCATCCTCTACGACTGACGCCGGCGGAGATTGCGATCACGATCGCTGGCAAGGCCGCCCGCGACCGGCAGCAGCACCAGATGGAGAATGTTCGGGCCGGGACGGTTGCGGCCGCGGTCTACAACTCGCTCCGGCAGAAACGAACGGACCGGGGTATGGACCTGGAAGGACATCTTCCCGGACACGACGCCAAAACAGCCGCAGTCGCCGGAGGAGATGAAACGACGATGCAAAGAAATAGCACTGATATTCGGTGGGACGGTAACGACACATGGCGCTGAACGTCGGGAACCTCGTAGCGACACTGAGTCTGGATAAGAAAGGGGTTCGATACCGGCATACAGGACGCGGCGAAGAAGACCGAGGGGTTTGCGGGGGGGGTTCTCCGATAAACTCTCCTCGCTCTCACCCACGCTCGCCACCATGGGGGAGAAGGTCAAAGGGGCCACCTCGGGGATTGCGTCTAAACTCTCCTCGCTCTCACCCACGCTCGCCGCGGTCGGCGACAAGTTCAAAGGCGTTACGGCCGGGATATCTTCGGGGGCTCTCCTCACTCGCAGCCCCCATAGGGGGCGGCGAAGGACAAACTCATAGGTCTCGCCACAGGCTTTGCGTCGAAGATGAAGACCCTTGCCGTCCCGATCGCCGCCGTTGCGCCGCAATCGCCAGTCTCGGAACCGCAGCCGTCCTCGCCGCAGATAACATCAACAAAGCGTACAACGCGATCCGGGTTGGGTCGGGTGCGACCGGGGAGGATCTGGAAGCCCTCAAATCTGATTTTGACGCGGTGTTCGGCACAATCCCCGCCGGCGCCGGTGAGGTCGGGACGGCGATCGCAGACCTCAACACCCGGCTCGGGCTCACCGGGAAACCGTTGCAAAATATGGCGACTCGGTTCTTGGAACTTTCCCGGATCACTGGGACTGATGTTGCCTCGAACATCAAAGAGGTTACCCGGCTCTTTGGCAACTGGAATGTCGCCGCCGAAGAACAGACGGGGATGCTCGATTACCTATTCAAGGTCTCGCAGTCGACCGGGATCGGAGTCGACAGACTCTCTACGTTGACCACGCAATACGGGTCGACGCTCCGAGGGTTGGGATTTGACCTTAAGGATTCAGTAGCGGTCCTCGGTAAGTTTGAGAAAGGGGGCGTAAACATCGAAGCTGCCCTCGCCGGCATGAAGATGGGTCTCGGCAACCTCGCCGGTAAAGGCATCACTGATCCGGTCGAAGCGCTCGACGAACTCGCTCGGCAGGTGAGGGAGGCGGGACTGAGATCGAGGCGGTCTCGATCGCCGCCGAAGTCTTCGGCGCCAGGGGCGCCGCAGAGATGGCTGCAGCGATCCGGTCAGGTAATCTTGACCTCGGCGATTTCGTCACGATGCTTGATGCGTCAGAAGAGACCGTCCTCACAGCAGCCGATGCCTCGATGTCGCTCGGCGACCGGATGGCCATCCTGCAACACAAGGCGGAGAAGGCGCTGGAACCCGTCGGCAACCTCCTGATCGGGGCGTTCGAGGACGCCATGCCCTTCCTCGAAGGGGCGGGGACCATCTCGCTGACATCGGACAGGGGATCGCTGACTGGGCGGTGCAGGCGCAGGTAGCCGCAGCGCCGTTCGTCGCATCATTCCAGGGCCGCATGGTGCCGGTGATCGACTTCCTTCAGGAGAAACTCGCCTACCTCTTCGACTGGTATGAGGAGAACAGCCGCTCTTCATCGCTGCCTGGGAGAATATCGCGGCAGCGATCAAGTGGGTCATCGACACCGTGATCGTCCCGCTCATCGAATGGGCATGGCCCTANATCGAGACGATCATCTCCGGGGTGCTCGATATGCTCCTGAGCAANGTAAAACTCTTCACGGCGCTCCTCGCCGGGGATTGGGAGGCAGCCGGTGAAGCCCTCACAGAGATAGCCAAAGGGGCGATGCAGGCGCTCGTCGGCGTGATCTCAATGGGGTGGGACGCGATCGCTACCGGGATCGAGTTCGTCGGACAGGGGATCCTGGGGTTCGTGTACGGTCTGTGGAAGAACATCGTGCAGTGGACCGAGGACTCACTCAACAAGATGATCGACCTGATCAATAGGTTCATCGAGGCGGCAAACAGTGTCACGGAGAAAGTGGGAATCTCACTCCCAAAACTGGGCCGGATCCATCTCCAGGCGGACAAGATTGAGATCCCAAACTCAAGATCCAGCGGTGGAGTGAGACATCGTTCAGTAAAGAGATCGATGAGTTCCTGAAGAAAGACGAGGAGGAAGAGGAAGAGGAAGAAGAGGACATCGACGCGGAGTTCGAGGACGAGCCGGAGCCCGAACTGACTACAGCCCCTTCCACAGAGGTCCCGGAGCCCACTTCTACCCCGGCCCCGTCTACTGAGGTCCCGGATACGCTCGTCGACGTCCCGGAGACCACCATCGACACCCCGGGGATCCCAGAGGGTGAGGCCCCGACGATCCCGGCACCGTCGGTATCGGTCCCGGCACTCGATACCCCGGTGCCGGTCTCGGTGACAAACTGGGATCGGATGGTCGCTAGGACCCCCGTGCAGGAGCCTGGAGAGCAGGCAGCCGTCCCGGCGATCGAGGTACCTGCCATCGCCCCCCTGCCGGCGTTCTCCCTCCCGCTCCCGGTTACGGTGATCAACTGGCCCGATACTCTGAAACCGGTGCAAGCAGCACCGCCGGCGGCAGATGAGCGGGTCGAGCCCCGTCGAGGAGGAAGAGGATATCGACAAGGAGTTCGAGNANGAGTCGGAACCCGAACCGGCCCCCACTCTCCCGAAGTCCAGCCTTCCGGTTGCTCCGAAGCCGGAGACTCCGGTGGCGGTTGTCGACGTACCAGAGATCCCGGAGACTGAGCCCCCAACGATCCCGGATCTCCCGGAGCCCGGCGTCCCTGAATCCTCGCCTGCACCGACCCCGGCGTTCTCCCTCCCGATCCCGGTCACGGTGATCAACTGGCCCGATACTCTGAAACCGGTACCAGCGGTCCCGCTGACAGAGGAAGAACGTGTCACACCCGCCGACAAGGAACCGGATGTCGACGAGGAGTTTGTCGACCTCCCCGAACCGACGATCGTGTGGCCGGACCTCCCGAAGATCCAGATCCCGAAGATCCAGATCCCGGACATCGTGGCGGCCGCCATGCCCCCGGACCCAGANGCCGGCGCACTGGCGCGGATCCTCGGCCTTATCGGTGGGGGAGAGACCCGCGTAGTGGTCGAACTCGACGGTTACGCGATCGGGGAGACCCTGTTCCGGACCTGGAACCGTCGGACGGGAGGCGCGCTGAATGGCTGATCTCATCGTCACGATCAGCGGGCAGCCGGCAGCCTACCGCGCCGGCACGCTCTCGATCTCCGGGTCGCTCGGCACCCGAACCACTGCCTCTCTCCAGACGGTCGACCATCCCCCCGTTCACGAGTGTGGTCGAGGTCGGACAGGTCGTCGAGATCCGGGACGAGACAGGTAGCTTGATCTTCGCCGGCACGGTCGATTCGGTCGAAGAGGAGATCGACGCGAGCAAACGGCTCCGGGTCAAGCGCCTCGCGTGCGTTGACTACACCCAGATCGCCGACCGCCACCTCGTCGCCTACGTCTACCAGCCCGACGAGGAGCATCGACGATCTACGCCGGCGACGTCATCAAGGATATCGTGACTCGGTTCTTCATCTTCGGCGGCGTCACGGAGGGGGTCGATACTTCGCTCGTTGAGACTGGGCCGGCGATCGAGAAGTTTGTCTTCAACTACGTCCCGGCCTCGCAGGCGTTCGACGATATCGCTGAACTTGCCGGCTACATCTGGTATATTGACTACGAAAAAACGCCTCCACTTCACGCCGAAAGATAGGAACGCAGCGCCGTTTGGGCTCACGGAGACCTCGCAGAACTGGCGGAACCTGAAGGTCAGCGAGAGCCGGGAACTCTACCGGAACCGGCAGATCGTCCGGGCCGGGACGGCGCTGACCGACGAACGGACGGACACTGTGATTGCCACAGAAGCCGACCAGAAACTCTTTGAACTCTCCTATCCAGTCGGCACGGCCTCGGCGGTGACGGTTAACGGCGTCGCGAAGACGCTCGGCGTCAGCGGCCTGCACGAGGGCCGGGACTACTACTGGTCCTACGGGTCAAATGTCCTGATAGCTGAAGTCGCACCCGGGGTCGGCGCCGCGGTTGCTCTGACCTACCGGGGTATGTTCCCGATCTTGGTTGACGAACGGCTCGACGC